CTCGCACTTTTTACAGATCCATTGAACGAGTCCATCGTCTCGGGTGTATTCATTGCACATGACATCGTCATCGCATAGATCGCAATTTGTCCACCCAAATGAACCGGCTTGAAATATGTATGAATGGCTCATTTGATGCAATCCCCACAGAACCACAAGATTGTGAGCCCGTCGTGCTTCTCATGGCGACCAAATTCAAGCGGCTTCCATCGTTCACACTTGTCGCACCAATCGATTTTGATGGGCTCATTGCGGATTTCCGTGCCGTCGATTTGAATGATCAGAGATTCGCCGGTTGGCTTCTCGATGTATAGCTCTCCCATCTTAGAGCTGCACTTTCCAAGTGCCATCGGATGCAAGGACATACCAAATTGGCGAGCATTGATTTGCCTTGACCTTTTCGGTGCAGACATGCCCGCGGTACGCCTTCGATGTCTTGGGTGACACGCCTTCTTTCAAAAGCATGTGTCCATGTGCGCAAATTGGAGATTCAGCTACGAGCTCTCCGCCAAGCTTTGATTCAATCTCTTGGACGGCGCTCTTGGCTGTCGTAAATCCTTCTTCCCAAATTGGCTTCGCCCATGGATCATCCTCGACGAATGCTTTTGGCATGTGCTCGACTTGCTCCATATTTTCACGGCTTGGCTTTTCATCTACGCCTAAGACCACCGAAGCGCAACGCCCAATCGCAGAGCTGACCGTATCTTCGACATACCATCGTTTCATTTGGGCGTTATATGCGCCGACCATTCCATGCGCGTAATCGATAGCCGCCGGCTTTTCGTCTTCGTAATGACGATAAATCCTGCACTCGATGAGGATGAATCCCTTTTCAGGCTGCCAATCGATGATTGATGTCTCGATGCGATTTGTTGGATAGGTAAGATGCAGCCTTTTGACCTTTTGATTGACCGTCTCGTAATTGTCTAAAAATCCCATTTATCGAGTCTCCGCATTCTTTCGAGCTGCGATTTTGCCGCGAATAAATCCTTCGCGCTTGCCTTCTTTGAGTCCTAAGCTGTAGCCACCGACAAAGCCTGTCAAGACGCCCAATAGCATCCACATGGCGACTTCTTGAAATGCGTACATATTTGCTCCCGTTCATGGAAGCGAATCTCGCTCCCTGCCTAAAGAGTGAAGCAAAAGTCTGACAAGGTCAAGATTCAGGCGTGGATTTCGGCGTGTCTTCCCCGCTTTTCGCCTTGTCTTTCAATCCGTTGGATGCGAGTACAGACCCGAGAGATCCTGTAAGAAATATCGTTAGGGTCGTGAGAAGCTCGATGAATGCTCGATCATTGGGCGCTTGATCGCCAAGCGGCTGAGTCACGAATATAAGAGCGTATAACATGCCGGCGACAGAGAACATGAAAGTGAGCGCCAAAGCGACTCCGATGAAGACGATGAGTCTTGCTTTCAGCTGCTCATTACTTAGTCGTCTTTGATGTAAACCCATTGGGATCTTCTCCATAGATGTCTTCGGTGCAGACTCCCGTCGCTTTACATTGCGGCGGATTGCACTCCGGCTTTTTCCAATTTTCAAATTCTTGGCATTCGTATCGCGTATAACCTTGATACACGCTGCAACCGCACAGCCCTAGCACAAGACCCATCGCTAAAGCTGTGCGGAGTAGCGCCCGAGTCACTTCCCCTTTGACCCGAAAGCTGTGTCGTTAGGGTTCAAGTATCGCAAGACGACCGGAAGCACGGCAGCAAGCCCGGCTCCGGCGATAGCCTTTGGATCTGAATTGCCTGACATATAGACGGCAATTCCCGCGGCTAAGAATGAACGCGCCCAAGACGCTGCGATTGCTTTGAGATCTTTCATTTCTTTTTCTCCTTTTTGAGAATGGATTTCTTCGGCGCTGCGACTTCGATGATGGGAACTTCGCCTTTGTACGGGACATATTTTGGACGACCAAAGCCGACCACTTCTTTTCCCACGGTGCGATTCTTGACCATTACCATTCCGCCGTTGCGCTGATCGCCGCTTCCGGATGTATTGCCTTCGATGGTCGTGATTGTCTTTCCATCGATTCCGACGACGATTCCCACATGTGAAATCCGATCGACTCCGTCATGTGGAAAGTCCATGAATGCAAGATCACCGATTGCCGGTGTCTCGCTCCATCGTGAAATCTCCTTGAACTTATGAGCTCCCACAGCTGTGGAGACGACCGAGTGAACCTTAACGCCGGCTTGAGCCAGCACCCAGTTACAGAATGAACCGCACCACGGCAAACCATCGGCTTTTGTAAATTTGCCGTATTTGGTTAGGTTGTCGCCTTCCTCAATCGTTCCGATTTCGGCTTTTGCGATTTCGATGGCGTGAGCGGCTGTACCTGTTGGATAACTCATGAGATTAAAAGTGCCGCTTCCTCGGCTGTAATTCCTAGTCGTTCGAGAAGTGCCGCCTTAGCTTCTGATTTGGCTTGAGCATCGGCTTCTTTTGCCGCTGTTTCAGCCAAGATCGCTTCGTGCTGTGCAAATTCCTCATCTGTCATTTCGCGAACTTCGTCGTCAATTTGAATTAATGGTCTTGTCATTTTTTATCCTTAGCTGTTTTGATAACCGTAAACGCGGATTGTTCCGCCTGTTAGCGTTGGGCCTGTTGTTGAAAGAGTGAACGCTGTATATTGAGTATTGTCGTTTAGAAAACCATTTTTTGCACCACCGTAAGATGTTGTATCACTAGATCCAAAACTTGACAAAATCGTTGTCCGCTTTGCTAAATTTGGACTAAAAATAGTGACATTCGCCTGTAATGAGTTAGCGCTAAACACGCCAGCATCACCAAATGAACTTGCATTTGATTGTGCAAATCCCAATACTGAACTTGAACTGTAAAGACCATAGACTTCAAATCCGTAATATCCAGTTGTGGTTGAACCTAATTGGAGATTGAATCCACCACTAGCGCTCGCTACTCCACCTGATACGGTGATCAAATAATTATCATAAGTTGAACTGAATGCGCTCGAAACGGTAACACTTGTAACGGCTGTCCCGATTGTCTGAGTTTTAATCAAAGTTAATCCAGCACCAGCCGATGCCCATGCTAATCCAGTTGCGGCTGTTGAGTCCGCTGTCAATACTTGTCCATTAGTTCCGACCGCTAAACGAGCCGGAGTATCTGATCCCGTTGCCGCAATCAAATCGCCTTTTGCATCTACGATTGTGTTCTGAATGGCATTTGAATCATCTTGCGCCACCCAAGTAAAATCTAGATCGGTTCCCGATGCCTTTGATAAGACTTGACCGGTTGTCCCACCTTTGAGATCGACAAACGAAGCATCGATGCCGTCTCCCAGTGTCTCGATCGCCGTGGCTCCGTCTTTGACCAAATCGGTCGAAGTTGGAACCGTCCAGCCAAAGTTCGGCGTAGTTGTTGCCATGTTGTCTCCTTTAAGCGACGATGAAAGCGTCGTCCCAGATAAGTGTATTCGATAAGGTATTCCAAGACTCTGCGCCACTCACATCGTTCCACTTCATGGCTTGAAGCGAAAATTCGGTTGGACTCAGATACATGGAAATCGTCAGGGAATTGATACCCGCTTGCATTTGCCAACCTTCGACAAATCCTTGAAATCTTGTTCCCATATTGCTCGGCAAATCGTTGATTGTGACCGGCATTCCCATGAAGACATTTAGAAGATTGTCTCGATCCGAATCGTCCAATTCAGGCGATCCAATAGGGTAAGAAATTTGATTGAAATTGGCTCTTGGATAAGCTCTTAGGCTGAGATAAAAAGCGGCTTGGGATTCAGCGTCCACGGTATTGTGAAGAGTCGTTTGTATCGATTGGGCGAGAGTGCCATAGATATCGATGGAAGCTTGCTCAAAATCTGAGACTTGGCTTCCATTGCCATATTGGATTGTAATTGAATTTCGCACATCGCCCGATCTAGTCGCAAGCTGAAGACCGGAAGCAAATGCGTCATTGGCACTTAAATCGATGTATCCGTTTGTGGCTAGATAAGAGCTGCGATGAGTGCTGTCTGCGTAAGAAATTTGACCGGCGGCATTTTCGTACAAATATCCCAATCCTGAATTGGCTAAAGCTGCCACAAGCGAATAAGCATCGGTGACATCTGCGGATCTAGCTGACAATTCATAATTGCCGGTATCGATTTCTCCAAGCCCTGAATTTTCAGCATTTGCCCATGTGGTGGTTGGATCGTATGCAGCCCATGTCAAGGATGCCGGCACTTCATTCCAAGAACCAAAAAGGATTCCGTCTAAAATGTCATAAATCTGTTCGCCGTCTAATTCTTTGATTAAGACGCCTTCTGTGAGCACCCGTGGAAGCCTTGAGAGCGCCCCTAAAGCTGTGATGGAGATTGTCTGAGTGATTCCGATTGAGCCACCGGATTGAACGCCCACAATGATATCTGTGATTGACCCACCAAAAAGAGCAACCGGATTACCATTTGAATCATTGACAAAAACCGTCACGCCGGAATTGATTGCCGGATTAATGCCGGAATCGTTTAAATTGATTAGAGTCAAATTGCAATATCCCGCAATGGCTTGCGTGTAAATGTCATTGCGTCCGGAGCTCAAAGTCATGTTTGCAAGAGTCACATCTTTGTATTCGACTCCATCGATTTCAATGCTCCAAGTCGGCGTCCATAAGGTCATACAAAAGCCAATCGATTCGCTCCGAGTGTGCCTCGAGCATTTGAGCGATTGAGGACATCGACAATCGTGCGAGCCGTGCCTTCGGCGTCAATTGCGCCGTTTACGGTGATGTTGATTGTAGATCCGCCCATTGCTCCGTTTGGCACGATTGTGCCGTTAGAGCTTGGGACAAAGAGCTCTGCGCCTTGCTCACCCACGACATACGGAGTCCCTGCCGATACCGAGCCGCCATTCGCACGGAAGCCACCGAATGCGCTTGAGATGACTCCGGCGATACCCTTGACGGCGGGATTGTTTGCGACGAGATTGATCATGTTCTGAATTGATGAGACGACCGAATTGATGATTCCAAAAAGAGTCCGGAAGCCGCTGATAAGATCGCCCACGACATTAATGACCACTCCGAGAGCGATGCCGATACCTTGGACGGCAAGCTTTAAGACGCCGCCGAAAAATGGAGCAACAAAGTCTTTTAAAAATGTAAAAAGTGCTTCAAATTCATCTTTGTTCGCCATGACCGCTTTTTTGATTTGGTCAAATGCAAATTTAAAGCCTTGAAGTACTGGCAAAAATATATTCTTGACGAGCTCGATGTAAACTTTAAAAGCGTTTGTCAATCCTTCTTTTCCACCGACTGATTCCATGAATTTAGAAATGGCGGGAATAACCACATTCACGACAGTATTAATCATCGGAGTGATGGCATCGAGAACAAATGATCCTATTGTCTCCTTGCCTTCATCGAAAGCCACTTTAAGTCGAGCCATCTTTCCGGCGAATGTGTCAGCTTGAATCGAAGCTTGCCCGCCGAAAGTCGTTGCGAGTGAAGCTGTAATTTCATCGAGAGACATCGTCTTAAGCTGCGCAGCTGTGAGTCCGACGCCTAGCCTTGAGAGTGCTCCTGTATTGCCTTCGGCTGCGCGAGCCATCGCATTAGTCACGGCTTCGAGAGATTTACCCGATCCCGCTGAGACATCGAGCGCCACTTGCTGAAGCTTGAGAGCCGCTTCAGAATCCTTTGTGGCGCGCACGAACCGCTCAAAACTTGGACGAAGCTCGTCGTCTGTCTTGCCTGTTAAAAGTGAAGTTTGAAGAATCTGTGATTCCACGGCTGCAATTTGAGCGTCCGTTGCATTGGTAACATTTTGTAATGTGGTCGCAAGCTTGGCTTGTGCCTGTTCATCCGCGATTGCAGACTCGACTCCTTGCTTGAGAAGTACCGCACCATAAGCGAGCGCAGCTGCGCCGGCGACGGCAAAAGCCGCTCCTGCCATCTTGCCAAATTTTCCAACCTTAGATCCGAAGCCTTCGACTTCATCGGTCGCACCTTTGACGCCGCGCTTAAGTTCATCGAAGTCAGCGTCAAAAGTAATCTTGACCTTTGGAATTCCCGCCATTAGTCGAGCCCCGCTTTCTTCACTACATCTTGAACCATCTGTGCATATTCACGCGCCACGATTGGCACATAATAATCAACCGCGGGAGTGATCCAATATCCGCGCGGATTTTTTGAAGCTTTAAATCTGTCGCTATATCGGCGACCAATACTGTCAAGCCCCGGATGCGATCCAAATTCTGTTCCCCATAGCAATGCACCCGCCGGCGCAGCTTGCTGCCGCACTCTGTTGCCCTTGCCTGACTTTGAAGCTTCGCCGCCGTACTTGCGACCGACTTTCTTTGAGCCACCAATATCGACTCGAATCAATCGATCGCGCTTGGGCGTAATAGTTTGAGCGACGAGCTTTGTCTGTGGAGCGGGAGCGGATTGGCTAAACATGAGAAGCTGACCAGCAAGACGCTTTGACAGCGGAAGAGCTTGAGATCTAATTTCATCCTGAGTTTCTTTGTCAAGAGCATTTAATAAGCCGATGAGATTGCGAAATTCCACCGGATCGACGGTAATATCGAATCGTCCTCTTCCGGCTTTATTTGCCATTTTTCTTCTCCAAGATCTCGATTGCTGTGAGTATCTGCTCCGCCGTATGCCACTCGCTCATTGGGATATTCGTCGCAATGGCGAGCTCGACAAGAAGTCGATTTAGGCTTCCGACGGCGTAGCTTTTGGGCTCTCTGCGTCTCCCGTTTGCACATCTGCGACGGTGTCGCACCATGCCTCGAACGGCTTAACAGGCTTGCCCGCAGCTTCGCGCTTCATGGCGTTATATGCCAAAAAGAGAAGATCGGAAATTCCAATCTTTTCGCTCGCTTGCTGAATGCTAAATCCTGTCTTTTGTTCCCACTTCGCCCACTCCGGTGGAGCTGCCACATAGGTGACAGACTCTCCGGATGTGTATTCAATTGTGATTTGTGTTTTCATTTATTTGCTCCCGATTCTTTTGTTTAGCTGAATGTCTCGGTAGGTGTACCGACGACCTGAAATGACATTGACACAGTCTGCGCGTCCGGTGCTGATCCACCTACATTTGGAAATGTTGGCAAGATATTGCAAGCGAAGACCGCTCCGGTTGCAGCTGTGACGGATGCCGCCAAAGTTGTGTTTGGTGCTGACTCTGTGGCTGTCCAAAGTGATTCGCAGAGTGAGCCTGAAGCTCCCCAATCTGCAAGCATTTCCACATTGAGAATCCATGAATCATCGATTGCCTTGTAAGCGCGTCCATCGAGTGTCTGATAAGTCTCGATGACATGGTCGGCTTCAAGTGAGATTGATGTAGCTTGTGCGTCGTAATTAACAGTCGCGATCGTCAAAACAAGATCGCGTCCGGTGATGATGGTCGTCGGCATGTTTACTCCTTAGTTAGTTTGTGTGTATTGGGTTGATAGTTGGATCTCGCAAGCGATGATTTCTGATCCGCTTGCAAGAGTCATCGGGACAGGATTTGACACGCTTCCCACGGTGTAGCCTGACGGAATAACCGCCAGAATGCTCATGATGAGTTTTTCGATATTGTCAAGAGAAGCTGCATTTGAATATGGTGCGACTCCGACTGTGAGTCTAAAATTGATTTTGACTCGAGTCGATGTGCCGATGAGATTTGGCTCGAGATATGGCACATCGGGCACGATGGCGGCAAATGGCACGGATGGAGATTCAGGCACATAGTCGTACACATTTGCAGCGACGCTCGAGATGGCTGTCTTTAAAGTGCCGCGGACATTGACCGCGATTGAGGATGCGGGACTCATGCCAGCATTGCTCCGGTGTCCAAAGATTTGCCAAGGATTCCGATGACACGATTCAAGAGTGATCGACCCATTCTGTACGGGCTCACTTGGAAATCAATGCCTTCAATTTGTCCGCCGGCAGCTGTGATCGATTGGAAGACTTCCACCGATATCACGATGATGGCTTCATACACGGCGGGATTGTTTGCATAGATTGTTGCTGCGTCGTAGCCTGAAAGATAAGTTGTGCCGTTTGGAATGACGGCATTTTCGACGACATCTGCTCCGGTGCTTGCATAAGAGAATTGATATTCTCCGCCGATGGCTGTGACAGTTTTTGTTCCGTCAAATGTTTGATGTCCAATCGATACGACAGCACTTGATCCTACGATGTAATTATGCGGAGTGTTTGTCGTAAGTGTTGCCACATTGGAAGCGCGGCGATGATATGTGACGGCTGAAGAGTAAGAGACGAGAAGCGGCAAGATTGTCAGCTCGCTAGTGTCAATCACCTTTTGAAGATATGCGTCATTGTAGAGAGAAGAGCTCACGCCTAGCACAGAACGAAGTTCTGACGGAGTGACGATTGACATGAGCTCTTCCCTTTCTACTACTCGACCGCCACGGGAGCGCAGCGGTCGATGATTAGTGTGTTATTGATTAAGTCTTATTTACGCCAAAAGCGCCCGCGCCGATTTTTGTCGCCACAGCACCAAAGGAATAGACGCCCACAGTAATGGATCCGTCAGCTGTTGATTCAGCGCGTAGCTGATAGCTTGGGGACTCGTACCATGTGTATGAATCAGGGTTGATGATCATGATTGAATCATCTGTGTCTGTTGTTGCCGCTGTGTTAGCTGTAACAAAGAGATCAAGACCCGCAACGCGACCACGAAGTGATGTTGGAGTTGCAATTCCGGGTTGGTTCATTGGCTGTGTTACTTCGTTATAGATAGGGCGTCCGCTGTCGTTAAGTGACATCAAGTTGCTCCATTGTGAAGTGTTCACCAAGATGTTGCGAGCAAATGGATTTGCAAGACCCGCTGTTGCTGCATAAACACTTGCTGCACCGCGACCAATAAACGCAAGAAGTTCTGCGGCTGTTGGATATGTTGCGATTGATGTTGCATCCGCTGTTGCACCGGATACAAGAACGCTGTTTGTGTAAGTGTCCTGCTGCTTCGCCATGGCTGCAACCATATTGCTGAGAAGCTCATTGAAGAAGACGGGCGAAGTTCTCTGCAGAAGCTCTACTGAGAATTTTTGCTGACCCGCGAACTTCTTGACATCGACTGAGACGAATGCAGAATTCTGATCTGTCTCTGTGAACGCTGCATCTTCGGCGACTGTTCCTACCGCGGGCGCAACTGTAATTTTAGGGATTTCGAATGTCATACCCGCGTCCGGCAATGTGCCGCGTGAGATTGCATCGATTGATGGGCGGACAGTTGTTGAAAGTCCGTTGATTACTTCAGCAAGCTGACGAGTTGGTACAAGACCAGCGTTGTCGGTTGTGTTGTCTGCTGCAAGTACATATTGACGAGCGTCTTCATTGCCCATTGCTGCCATGATCTTGTTTTCAAGATACTTTGCAGCTGTGAGCTCAATGCGTGGCTTTGTGAATGTAGATGACTTGACTGATGCTGTTACTGACTGTGCGGCTTCGACCGTCTCGACGGTGTCCGCGTTTGTGACGGTGTTTTCCACTTCGTCTCCTTCTGTTGTTGGTGTTGGTGTTGCATCCTCTTCCGGTGTGGATTCGGAATCTTCTTCGCCTTCTGTTGCTGCGACTTCAGCTACTCGAGCGGATCGCACGGCGGGCTCTGATACAAGCGCGACGCCTGTGAGCTCTCCTGCTAAGACGCGCATCGTGCCGTCCTTTTCGTTGATGTAATCATCGACAGCCAATTCAATCGAGAAGCCGTCACGCAATCCAAAAATTGCTTCTTCAAGAGCATCCGATCCGGCGGTCGTATTTGCAATCTTGAAGCTCGCGTTGATTGCTCCATCGCCGTCCATAGACATGGAAAGAGTCTTTCCAATTCTACGAGTGCGATCATGCTCAAGATTCAAAAATACTTCTTTCGGCTGAATCGAGCCTTTTGCAAATACGACCTTGCCGGTCGATGCGTTTGCAGCTTCTTCAAATGCCACGATGCGTCCGGTGATCGTGCGCGTCTCTGAATCTGCCGCTGTGATTGTCATTGGTGTGGTGAGCTTCATCCGATGATGTCCTCTTCTTCTCGTATTTCATCGATTGACATTGCGCCAATACGATTCAAAATTTCATACACTTGCGCTCGCTCGTAAGGATTGCCACGCAAGAAATCGTCAAGATCGTAACGAATGTATTGTGAAGCCGGAGTAAAATCCGTGAGTGATAGACGCTGCTCAATAATTGTCAAGATTGGGCGAATTGAAAAGTCAATGAGATCACGGCGTTGATTGACAGCGTTTGAATATGTCATCGATGACGGATCAGCTGAAGCGAACCATGCCGGAAGTCCGATCGCACGGCAGAGCTCAAGCGCCAAATAATTTCTTGCCTCATTCATCTGCAAATTCTTGGGATCATAGCCAATCGTGTCCATCTTGATGTCTGCGTTTAAGAATGTGACAGCCTTTGAAGCTTTATTCTTGAAAGCATTGATAAGAGAAGCGACGCGATCTTTTGGAAGCTGTACGCCATTGCTTGACAAGACAATTTGTGGAATTGGATTCAGCGCGAAATCGTAAGCCGCTTTCTCAAGCGCGTGAGCTGCACGGACGGTGCGACCGGCGCGATTCAATAATCCTTCTTGCATATTTCCAAAGACGACAAGATCTTCGGGAGCTATTGTGTATCCATCGATGCGATAGCCGAGCACTTCCGTGGCAAGAGCATCTGTGTGAACTTCCACGCGCTCCGGTGCAATGCGCTCCATTGATTGAATGCGTCCGGTGTCTGCATAGCGTGTAAGTACGCGAGCATACGCAGCCGGACGAAAGAGAAGATCCTCAGCAATCCACGCCCAAAATTCTGCGCCGGTAATTCTTGGATCGGGTTGATTGATTACGCGAAAGCTTGCGACAGTTTCGTTTGTTTCTTTAACTTTTGTTTCAAGTGGCAGAGCTGCGACCGTGCTGCAAATAATTCCGCGAGCGCGAGCGATTACAGGGACGCCCATTGCTTCGGATCGTGTAGCTGTTTGTCCGTATGCAAAATATGGAGCGCCAATTGCGTCGATAGAATTTACAGGCGCAAGAGAAGCGTCAATGTGTACTTCAGCCTGAGGCTGCGCCGGTACGAGAAAATCAAATAAACCCATGGCGCAATTCTAAAGATTCGTTATATCTAGCCAATCATAATGTCAAGATCCGTCTCTGGGCGTGTCGCGTAATGTGTGACGAGCGCAGATGCAACCGTCGCGCAGACAGTTGATTGAGACGCCTTCCGACCAATAGTCCACGCCCCATCGCCAAATGGAAGCCGCACGGCTGACAAGACTTGTTTCGTCAATTCCGCTTGATTTCCATGTCTGAGTCTCTTCGATGATATTGCTCCCAAAAGCTCGTCGCAAGATTGACCGTAAAGAGCCCCGTCTATGTCGGCGATTGGGATTCCGGCTGGCTGAAGTCTAGCTGCAATAGCTGACGAAGTACGGCGCGAATACGCGATGACTTCGACCGGATATTCTTGGAAGTGCTCGGCAATGTCATTTGCAATCGCTCGATCGTCAAGTGAAATCGGATTGTGCCAAGTGCGAATCAGCTTGACAAAGAATTCACCATTTTCCATTTGCTGCCCAAGTACGAGCGCGGCATCGCGGCGATCCGGTGAACAATCCAAGCCAAGCCACACAGTCTTTTCCCGATCGACTTCGTAGCCTTCCATTCCGCATTCTGCCCACTCACCCGCGGGAATGGCGCTCGAGATTGTCTGCACCCATCGGCACAATACTTCGGTGCGCACGACATCCGGCGGATCGTTCATCACAGCTCTGAGATTGTCGATGTGGACAGTATGTCCAAGTGCGGGATTTGCCATCGCAGCTCCACGCCAAAATTCCGGAGAATCGTCAATCTTGTCGTAATTGCTCGACCATTCAAAAAATCCAATGTCATCCGTAGATCCACCGGCTGCGCCGATTCCGCGTTCTCGAATTTGATTTAAGACAAGCGAATGTTGATCGCCGGCGTTTGAGTAGCTCCACAGCTGAGGATTCTCAGCCGCCATCATCGTGTATCGCAACGATGCCCAAGTCGTCTCATCTTTCAGCTCTCGAGTCTCATCGATGTGTACCGTCGCCGGCTTTGAGATACCGCGAGCCGCCGAAGCGCCCGCCTTGACCATATACCGACCGCCGCCATGTTCAGCCAAGAGCTCGATTTCTTCTGATCCGTGAGCCCACCGGATTCGCTTGACACGCCTTGCGAGTTCGTCATTGCCTTCAATTGTCTGCACAAGATCGCGGAATGTCTCGAGAGAAGTCGTGAGCCGGTGAGCTGTGCCGATTTGAAGCTTGTCGCCCCACTCGAATAATCCCATGAGGATGCGTTGCTTCATGAATGTCGTCTTGCCTTGCTGTCTAGCCACGACCAATTGAACGAGCGGATGCAGCCATCTGCCGTCAGGCTTGATTCGATGAGCTTCAATAGCAAGCCATTCTTGCCACGGCATGAGCGGAAATCCGATTGAATTGCTGAAGTCAATGAGCTCTTGCCCACGCGTGGCAAGATCGGGACGCAATCTTGAATGAATCCGCGGAGTCGTAGAGCCATAAAGCGTCTCAGGGATAGCCTCTAAAACCTGTGTGAGCCCGTCTGAGCCTATTTGAACCGCCTCGAGCCTTCTCGTACCTTCTTGAGCCATCTCAATGCCTTCTTGATTCGTTTGGTGGTGAAATAGAACCGCGGGAGAGATGGGCGGTGGAATCAGGCTGCAAAAAAAGACCCGCCCTTCGCATCATGAACTCATCAGGCATCTTGTCTTGCTTCGAGAAGTTGCATTTCTTACAAGCTGCCACAAGATTCTCAAGATCATCTGTCCCACCTTTAGCCACAGGGATGATGTGATCCACAGTTGTCGCATCCATACCGCACCAATGGCATTCTCTTCCATCTCTTGAGAGTATCCTCAATCGAAGCTTCTTCCAATGAGTCGAGTTGGACTTGCGCTGTGAGTGGAGTGTCATTTAATAATGACCCTTCTTTTGATGGAATGCCCATGCTTTACACAT